CCTGATCCTGTCTACGGCTGCGATAAGCCCAAATTGTGTCCGGACGGATCTATGCCGGATGCTAACGGCAACTGTAATACGACCCGTAAATGTCCGGACGGCTCAGACCCTGATCCGGTCTATGGCTGTGATAAGCCTCAAAGATGTCCGGATGGATCTCTACCGGATGCCAACGGCAACTGTAATACGACCCGTAAATGTCCGGACGGCTCAGACCCTGATCCGGTCTACGGCTGCGATAAGCCTAAAACATGTCCAGACGGATCGGTTCCTGATCCAATCTTTGGCTGTAATAAAGTTAGACCGTGCCCTGACGGATCTATGCCGGATATCAACGGCAACTGTCCTCCGACCCGTAAATGTCCGGACGGATCTGAACCTGATCCGGTCTACGGTTGTGAGAACAAAGGACCATGCCCTGACGGTGGCTATCCCGGTAAAGACGGTGTTTGTGCAAATGGGGGCTGTGTAGACGGCTCCCCTGCCGTGGAGTACTACGGCTGTGAGAAACCCGAAGGTTCAGAAACTTGTCCGGGATATAGACAAGGTGAGATTAGGGACCCCATAACCGGCGAATGCCGTCAAAAAGATTATCCAAAACGCTGTCCAGACGGTACTGTTCCTCATCCTATTTGGGGGTGCAATAACCCATCACTGTGTCCGGAAGGCACGACAGAAAACGTCTACTTAAAGGCGCTTGGTTTAGAGTGGCCGTTTTATTGTGTGCCAAATATTGTCAAACCGGATGTAACTTTCTACTACTGTAATGACGGTAGTAAGAGTACCGATCACAAAGATGATACGTGTCCGGAAGATGTGCCTGACCGACCGCGATGCAGTGACGGTTCTTTCCCAGAAGATTACCCAGATGGTAAATGTCCTCCGGGAGAAACAAAGTGTCCTGACGGGTATCGTTATGACTCGACTCTAGAAAATCTTCCGGGCGTAAATCCTTGCGTGCCTGATGATGGTTGCCCTGACGGACAAGAGCGCAGCCCTAACGACAACAAGTGCTATAAGCGTGGAGAAGGTCCAGAAGCAACAGATAGGTTTAAGCGATGCGGGGGCGGTGTGATGGTCTACAAAGACGATCCATGCCCGGAAGATGCTGATCCTGAATATGCTGCACGCCTTGCATGTGATCTTAGTGGCGGAACTTACGACGGCTATACGCAGATGTGCATTCCCCCCGGAATGTGCTTAGGTAGTTTTGGTGAGTTGTACCCAGAAGGTCCTAACGGTTGTGGATACTCTGACGAGAATGATCCTTATGCTTATAGGTGGGGACGGTACGGTGCGGGTGGATCAGTAGAAAGCACTGCCGAATTCAGCTCTCCTTCTGACAGCATGATGGGTAAATTCAAGATGTTTGACATCCCCGAAATGCCTAAAGGACTGGGCAGTGAAGACATCCGAATGATGAAGATTGACCCCCGATACATGGCCTCTGGAGGCACTGTGAAGAAGACTAAGAAGTATCAGACCGGCGGTATTGCCTCCCTCCCTGCCCGTGATCCTCGTTTGGGCGGGGCGGTGAACCCGGCTGAGGGGTACAACTTTGGCTTTGCCCAAGGCGGTATGCCGTCGATGCCTGAATATCAGGTAGGTGGTAAGCTCTTGCGTGGACCGGGAGATGGTATGTCCGACGACATCCCTGCCGTAATCCGGGGTAAGGGGGTGCAAAGAGCGGCTTTGGCAGACGGTGAGTTTGTCATTCCCGCCGATGTGGTGTCGCATCTTGGCAACGGATCGACCGAGGCAGGTGCGAAAAAACTGTATAAAATGATGGAGCAGATTCGTCGTGCGCGAACGGGGACCGGCAAGCAAGCCCCCCAAGTAAACCCCGATAAGTTCCTGCCCCGTGTAACGCCCGCCAAGAAGCGGCGAAGAGGGTAAAGACATGGCTGACGCAACTCCGACCAGAACAGAAACAATTAGTTCCAACATCCCGGACTGGGCAAAAGGTTATGCCACAGACATACTTGGGTTTGGCGCGGCACTGACATACCCGAAGCAGAAGATTGACCCAGTAACAAAGCGCCCGATGACTGACGCTCAAGGTAAGCCAATCCTTGAGTCCGGATTCCAGCCTTACGCTGGCGAACTAGTTGCCGGGTTTAGTCCGCTTCAAAATCAAGCGATGAATGACCTGTCGCGTATGCAGGTCGCTCCTCAGACTTCTCAAGCAACTGGCTTCACAGGGCTGGCCGCGCTTCAGGCGCAGGATCTTGCTAGATACAATCCTCTTCAGCAACAACAGTATTACCAGTCTGCTTTCGATCAGCCGGGCGGTCTTAATAAATATATGTCGCCCTATATGCAGGGCGTCGTTGAGCAGCAAAAGAAACAGGCCATTGCAGACTATGGTCGGCAGCTTCCGGGTATGTCGGCTGCGGCGGCTCGTGCCGGTGCTAAGGGCGGTACTCGTGAGGCTCTTGTCCGTGCCGAAGGGCAACGCAATCTAAGTGAGCAGTTGCAAAACATTCAGGCGACTGGACTTCAGAATGCCTTTCAACAGGCATCGCAACAAGCGATGCAGGATGCTGCAACTCGCGCTCAGTATGGTCTGGCTGGTACGCAGTTGGGTGAGCAGTCCCGTCAGTTCGGCGCTGGTCTTGGCTTGCAAGGTCTGCAACAACAGCTAGCTGCGGCGGGTCAACTTGGTTCGTTGGGTCAACAGCAATATCAGCAGCAAGCCGGTATTCTCGGTGCCCAGTTGGGTGCCGGTGCTCAGCAGCAAGCGCAGAAACAGAAGATGTTGGAGTCGGATTACCAACGCTTCATTGACGAAATGACGTATCCGTACAAGCAGTTGGAGTTCATGTCGAACCTGCTGCGCGGTACTCCGTCGTCTGCGGAAACACGCAACGTATATACACAAGCCCCAAGCACATTCGCGCAGATTTCAGGTCTGACTGGTGGCCTTGGCGGACTGTTTGGATCTTTCGGGAGTTAAACCATGATTGGTCCGGTTAGCGAAACTGGTAAGACAATGCTCTCTTCGCTCCAAGGAGCGATGTCTAAGGGTATGCCCGTTGATCAGGCAATTACTTATGTTAAGAGCATGGCGCAGCAGGGTGTCGCCCCGCTGGTTGATCTCTATGCGTTGCTAAAACAATTTGAGCGGATGAAGCAGCCTCCGACTCAAGCTCCGCAAGGTGGCAACCTTAAAGATCAACTTAACAATCTTGAGTCTTCGCTTGTCGGTGGACTTGGCGGGATGCCGCCGCGTGCTATGCCTCTTGGACCAGAATCTCCTCCTGAGATGCAGGGGCTTGGTTCGTTGAATGCGGGGGCAATGGAGAATCCGTCGTTTGCTGGTGGCGGTATTGTGGCCTTTGCAGAAGGTGGTCAGCCTGAAGCGCCGAAGTCCATCACGCCTGAACTGTATAAGTTGCCGCAGTCCTATGAAGAAATGGCTCAGCAAGCGATGCGTGAGCAGATGGCACTTGAGACTCCGGAAGGTCGCGCTGCGTTTATGGCTAAGCGTGATGCGGAACTTAAAGAAGCGGGGCTTGGTCAGTATGCCAAGTCTCTTGAAATGCGTGATGAGTTGGCTGAAGAAGCCGCTAAGCGAGCCGAGTTGTTGCCCGGTGAAGAAGCCGCACTTAACGAAGAGTCATTCTGGGCAGACGTTGCCGGTACTGATCAGCCTGACTTGATCTCTGCTATGGCTAAGAGCAAGGCCAAGGCAGTTGAGCGCAAACGTGCCAGCCGTGAGAAGGTTCAGGCTGCGAAGCAGAAGGCAGCGGAAGAGAAAGCACTGCGTCAAGAAGCCCGTGAAGCCCTCAAGCAGGGTGATATGGAGTCTTACAAAACTAAGCTCGCTGCTGCGAATACGCTGCGAGACACTAAGATTACTGAGTACGTTAAGGCTGTTGAGGGTGACAAAGACCGAGAAGACGCAGCGGCAAGGGCACGGGAATTGGCTCGGATTCAGAAAGATTCGCCGTTGGCTCGGGCGCAAGAAGCGTTGCGTACTACTCCGATGTACTTGGAGAACGGTGAGCCGAACCCAGCTTATGGCGAAGCCCGTCGTCGTTTGAGTGATATGAATGCGGGTCGTGGCGGCGCAGGGAGTCGGTCGCAGATAAGTTACTATCAAAATATCTATAGAAACGCGACCACTGCGCTAAGAAAGGCTCAAGAGGCTGATGCTGTATCTGGTACGGCTGAGACTAGAGCAGCACTTCAAGCAGCACGGGCTGCTGAAGCCAAAGCACGACGAGACTATGAAGCGGCTTCGTTGGGGCAGGACTTTGAAGCACCTACCGGAGGAGTATCAGATCCTACACAGATGTCGGATGAAGAATTGCTGGCCGCTCTGAATCAGTAAAGCACATGGCTAACCTGCAACTTTTGCTGGAAGCAGAGCGTCGTGGCATCCTGCCGCCTGATAAAGCCGCACTGTTACAAGAAGCGCGTAAGCGCGGTCTAGTCCCCGGTACTAAAGCCGCTCCGCCTCAACCCGAAACCACTTCCAACCCGTTCATGGGCGCATTGGGTCGTGGTGCAGAACTTCTTGGGTCAGGTGTTGAACTGGCGGCCCGCGCTGGTGAATCCATCGGTGACTTCATCGCTGAGAAGGCTCCTGTCCTTGATACCCGCGTTGTTGCAGACAAAGAGGGCGTACGTGTAGAGCGTCCATCTCTGAAAGAAGTTCGCAAAGAAAATCAGATGCAGTACATGTTCGACTGGGCGAACAGTCTGCGCGAGTGGGGCCGAGAGATTAATTACGAGCCGAGTACAAAACTCGGTGACTTGGCTGACAACCCACTGACTGCTGTGCCATTCATCGTTGAGCGCGTGATTACGTCTGCTCCGGACATGGCTGCGGCTGTAACTGTACCGCTTCCGTACATTGCCACACGGTCTAACGAGATCCTGAATGAGCGTCTGGCTAATGACAATAAAACGCTAGACCAAGCAACCGTTGCTGACGTAGCTGCCGCTACTGGCGCGGCCATCGTTGAAGGAAGTCTTGAGCGATTTGCTACAGGACGCTTGTTGGAGAAGGGTGCGGAAGCCGCTACCCGTGCTGGTCGTATTGGTAAGGAAGCCGGAGTTCAGGCAGGTACTGAAGCCACCGAAGAAACTGCTGCTTATACAGGTGCCACTGCGGGTACCGAGGCAGGGTTTGATCCTCGCACTGCGGGACTTACTGCGCTTGAAGCGGCCATCGTTGGCGGTGGTCTCGGTGCCGGTGTGCAGGGTGTTCGTGAGTTGGTTAGGCCGGGAGAGACTCCGCCTGAAGTACCGCCTGTTGCACCTGCCACTACAACTGTCACGCCCCCAACTGCGCCTACTCCTCCCCCGGCAGCGGCCGCTGTACCTGCGTCGAAGGATGAACTGCTTGATGCTCCGCCTAAAGTGGCAGCTGAAGACGCGCCTGAGAACGTTCGTTATGAAGTGACGACGCTGAACAACGAACAAATCAACGATGAAATCGACAAGTTAGAGGACACTCAAGAGCAGCTTGCAGAACTCCTCTTTAACCCGCAGCAAATTGAACTACAGGCTGCACTCGCTCGTATTCCGCTAGACGTATACCGCAACAACTTACAGAATGAATTTGATCGAACTACTACAAAGATTGACGTTTTTTACAAACATCTGAATGGCACGTTGCCGCCCGTTAAGCCTACGATTACGCAGGACCAAGTGACGGCAGCGGGAGTTTCACCTGACGTTGCCAAAGCCCTAAATGTACAGCCCACTGTCACTCCTACTACCCCTGTCCCGCCGGGTGTCTCTGATGCAGCCGCAACAACAGCACCGCCAATTACTCAGCCGCCTGTCGGTGGAACAGTTGGAAGAGGCGCTAATGTGCCTCCATCTGGACTTACTACCCAAAGACAAATTGCTCCGGAAACTCCCGTCGCAGGACTGGAACCTGCTGCACGAACTCCTAGTGATGTTGTTCCGGGAGAAGGAGCAGTCGAGCCTGCACTAGAACCCGTTGCCGATACGAACAGCGAAGGCCGCCCCATTTTTATGGGAGGCGAAGGTCTTGAAGAAGTAGGTAAACCAACCAAAAGTACCGAAGAAGGTCTGTCTAATTTTAAACGTTGGTTTGGACGCAGTAAGGTCAAAGATACTCAAGATCGTCCGATTGTTTACTACCACGGCTCCCCGTCAGGGGATATTCAGCAGTTCCGTCGTGGTAGAGCAGCGGCTATTTTTGCGTCACCTGATCCAACTGTTGCTGAAAGTTTTACCTATAGCCCTGACGTTGATAGCGCCGGGCCGGTTTATCCTGTCTACATCAAAGCAGACAATCCGTTTGACTATCAGAATCCGCAGCAAGTTGATGCACTTGTAGCCGAGTACGATAGACAATCGCCGGGTGTAAAACAGTCTGTTATCGGTAATTATTTTTTAGGCGATACAGCAATGTCTACGCCTGAATTTAGACGTTTGATTGAAGAAGGCGCTTGGCAGGTCATTGAGACTAGGCCAGTTCAACGTCTCATCAAAAATCTTGGGCATGATGGATTCTTTGTAAAAGAGTTCAATAGTAAAAATCTTGCCGTATATGACCCAAACCAGATCAAGTCTGCGGTAGGCAACGTAGGCACGTTCCGTCGTGAATCCGGTCGTATTCTGGAGCAGCGTCGTCCCCGCACGGCTGAAGAGGCTGAGCGACGGGAGTTTGAAGACTTCTTTGCGGGTGAAGCAGAACTTATTTACAGTACTCGCTCGTATGAGGCTGAGCCTAAGCCTAACGGTCCGTTTACAGGTGCCAAAGGCAACGTAGTTGTATCTGAGAGCGTTGATCCGCGCTTTGAGAAGTTGCTGTCGGGTTTGATGAAAACGCTCGGCATGGGAGATGTGCGGGTATTTTTGGCAACGAAGAAGGATATGTTGCCGCCCGGAGCGTCATATGCAGACGCGATGGACAAAGCCAAGACCCAGTACGGGATGTCCGGTGACTATGCCATCAATAGTCTTTTGGCTGATCTGCGTCCCAAGGGCACGGTCGGTATCTCGGCACAGTGGGGCAAGACCAAAGACTTTATTATTGTTTACGACTCTTCAAGGACGTTAGAGCAGAACATCGAAACGGTTGCTCACGAACTGGGTCACGTTGTACAGATCACTGCTTATGACAATGCATCAAGCGACGTTAAAGCAGCGATCCAAGAAGAGTACGAGAAGTGGCTTAAGGCTACTAAAGGCAAGACCGCACGTGACATGGTGCGGGCTACGCGCAATCGGGTGACGGCACAAGAAGCCATCATTTATCCGCCTGAGTACAAATTCTCGGGTGAGGATCTTGAGTACTGGACTTCGTTCAGCGAGTGGTTTGCTGACAACGTATCCAAGTGGGCTACGACTAATAAGAAGCCCATGACTGTCGTGCAGAAGTTCTTTGCCGACATTGCTCGTAAGATCCGTAAGATTGTCTCTGAGATAACCGGTAACAAGTTCGTACCAAACAAGGCCGTGGCTGACTTCTTGGACAAGATGGGTCCAGAAGATATCTCTGCATGGCTCAAGTCCGACACGATGCCGGGGATGCGTACCAACTACATGCTGAATGCGGTTGGTAACAGGGTTAAGAATCTGCCTAGCCTGACCCGCAACGTTTACGAAGCGGTACGCAACATCCTCGACTCGACCCGCATTACCGACAATATGCGCTCGGGTATCTATGCGTTCCTGTCCCTGCCTCAGCAGGTACAGTTATTTGCGAAGGAACTACCGAAGCTCCGTGATCTGCTCAACGTAGTCAACGTACGGGCAAGTTCTCTCAAGGATCGCAAGGAAGTTCTGGATAGAAATGTTCGTAAGTGGAACGACGTTATTAGCGATAAGACTCAGAAAATGCGGGACGATTTCTACCGTATCGCGCACGAGTCTACGCGCTTGGTGGGTGCTGATGGCCGCATGGGTATCGACTTCAATGACCCGGCTGAGGCAAACAATCCGCTTACCAAGGAGTTCAACGCCCTGCCTGCTGATCTGAAGAAGGTCTACTTTGAGATGTTGCAGAGCTACAAGGACATGTCGGATGAGTACTTAAAGCTCATCTCAAAGAACCTGTCCAAACGTGCGGCACGCAAACTTGAGCGGCAGATGGCGCAGAAGCGTCTGAAGGTCTACTTGCCCTTGTTCCGTGAGGGTGACTACTGGCTACGCTACCAAGACCAGAATAACGAAACCGTGGTTATGTCGTTCAAGTCTAACCGCGAACGTGAAATGGCTATCAAGGAAGCAGTTGCGGCGGGTATTCCTCGAACTGCTATGCAAGAGTTTGCTCGTGTTGAAGGTGCGTTTCAACAAGCCGGTGGTGGGCCTTTCTTCTTTGGTATTCTGGATGAGTTGGATAAGCGGGGCGCTCCGCAAGCGACTAAACGCGCCTTGTTTGAAATGTATTTGGATTTAATTCCTGCTCAGTCGGTGCGACAGCAGTACCGTACCCGTGATGGGTATAAGGGTTATGAGTCTGATCTAATGAATGTTTACGCCACGGTTGCATCCCGTATGGCGAATCAACTTACCAATCTGGAATACATACCTGAGATTGACAAGGTATACAGCGAGATTGAGCAGGAGGCTAAGACTGCCGCTGCCCAGTCCAAAAACCTTGCAATCAACAAGTTGATGCAGAACCTAGAGTTGCAGATGGATTACCTCCGTGATCCTGCCAACAGCCCTCTGGTCAACACGCTCTCTTCGTTTAGTTACTACTGGTACATCATTGGTAACGTCTCGACGGCCTTGATCAACCTGACGCAGTTGCCGATGGTGGTCTACCCGATGCTTGCCGGTAAGTACGGCAACGTTGATGCCACGAAAGCAATGGCTGACGCCCAGAAACAGTATATGAAGGGCGGGTGGGATAACGACAACATCCCCGGCGGGGCGAAGCGGTTCCCGTCTGACTTCTCGTTTGGTATCGGCCTACCGGCTAATTCTCCGCTAAAGAAGTTGTACGACGCTGCTGTACGGCAGAGTGCGATCCGTCGCTCGACGGGGTATGACGTTATCGAAGGCAGGAAACAGAACTACGGGATGGGGGATTACATCGGTCTGAAGGCTAAGACCGAGCAGATACTGGGTTGGGTATTCCAAAACTCTGAGCGTTACAACCGTGAAATCACGTTGATTGCGGCGTTCAACCTAGAAATGAAGAAGAATGGTGGCAAGGTAGACGAAGCTATCAACACCGCTATCGACTTCATTAATGATACTCACGGTACAACCCTGACTGAGACTTCGCCGCGAGTATTCCAAAGCGGGTTTGGTAAGGTGGCGTTCACCTTCAAGAACTTCGCCCAGACGATGATTTACCTGCAAGCCAAGTTACTGCGCGATGCAGTCAAGGGCGAGACTCGGGAAGTTCAGAAACTTGCTGCTAAGCAGTTCTTGGGTATCTCCGCGATGGCGTTCACATTTGCAGGTATTCAGGGAATGCCGTTCTTCGGGGCCGGGACCGTGATGGCCGACATACTGCATGACATTCTTGGCGACGAAGATGAGCCGTGGAGTGCAGCGGCAGCCGTGCGTGGTTCGGTGAATTCGATTGCTAATAAGGGTCCGGTCAACGAACTACTGATGGCTGATATCGCCTCCCGTACAGGCTTTGCCAACTTACTGTGGAAAGACGATGACAAGCGTATTGAAGAAGTAGGCCCGATTCTGTTCGCAATGGAGCAGATCTTCGGTCCGTCCTACGCTGCGGCTATGGGCATATTCAGAGGATATAAGGATTACAAGGAAGGTAATTACGACCGTGCGGTTGAGGCGGTAACGCCGTCGTTCATTCGGAACAACTTGAAAACGTACCGGTACTACACGGAAGGTGCGCTGACTAGAGATAAGAAGGTTCTATACGATGACTTCAACAAGTATGAACTGTTTATGCAGTCTCTTGGCTTTACGCCTGTTGAAGTAGCGCGTCGTTCAGAACTCGCCGGGGACAAGGCGAAGAAGATTAATGATCTGGAGAACCGTAAGAAGGCTCTCCTCGATAGGATGTACTTGGCTCGTATTAGCGAAGACGATGAGGGCAAGAAGGAAGCCAAGGCTGCGATTGATAAGTTCAACGAGAACGAGACCGTCAAGCAATACGGTATGCGTATCACGCCAGAAAGCATCATTAGTTCTTACAATACGCGGCGTAGTCGCGGTGCTCAGTCCACGTTCGGTATCTACTCGCCGCCGAAGATGCGTCCTGCCTTGAGCAAGGAGTTTGAAGAGCCGCCTCCGCCAATACTGAAGCGGATATTTGGTAAGGAAGAAGAGAAGAAAGACTAAGCGGTACGCCAGACCCGAACGCCGAGGTGTCCTTCCTTGGACGAGGCATAAGCCTTCACTCGTACTTGAGCGGCCTTGGCTCGGCAGTCTATCACGTACAGCATTTCTGGAATCTTCAGCGTGGGGATAAAGAAACTATCCCCGACCGCCATACCCTCGAAAGGGAAGATCCACTCAGGTTCCACTACCTTTATTGTCATCTAACAACTCTTTTGGTACTTCGTACTGGAATGCGTACACATGGATAGGTGGGGTCGTCATACCGGCTTTCCAACCAGTAGACAGGCGCATCTTCTTGGACTCTAACTTGACAGTCGATTTCTCCAAGGCTTTCTCAAACTCGGCTGTGCCTACGCTACGACTGGTCAGGTACTGCTTAAATTTATTCTTGGAGACATACTGCGTCGAGTTGCCGATCTCAACACGGGCTACGAGTTCACCAAACGGCTCGTTCACAACCCGGCCTTCGTCGAAGATCAACGTGCCCTTACGCCAATGATCGTTTAAAAATTCACCGATCAGACCCTCATAGTCTGTGATGCTGTTCTTCTGGGTGTTATCCCGGACTTTGATTGTTTCAAGTATCACTTTGTCAAATATCCTTTCTATGTCGAAGTTGATGATACCCGCCTCGTTAGCGATCTCCGCACCGGCAAAGATGGCGCTGAAGGCAGTCTCATAGAAGCGGAAGGCTGCGTTGCTACCTAGTTTCGTACCGGTTACACGCTTACTCCACTTCTGAATACGGGTGCGGATCTCCGTGTCGCCCATCGTCAAGAGCTTATCCATGAAGGCAACTCCGGCATGACCGTGGTTGCGATGCAGTGGGTCGAAGATCTCTTTGCCGACTTCCAAAGTCAGGTACGACGGCGGGACAAGCACGTACTCCAATAAACGCATGATCTCGCCACTTGCGTTAGCTTTCTTATTGAAGATCAGGTCGTACAGGGATACGTTCGACGACATCAAACACAGCATGGAGGCAATCTCCTGCTGCTCACGCTCGGCGTTAATCGAACTCTGCATACGCATCTTGCCCTTGCCTTGAGAGACAAGGTGGATCAGCTTCGATATCTGCTCAGGCGGTTTCTCCTGAATCTCGTCCATGCCCATCATGATGTTCTTGAGCGACATGGCGCGGCTGTTGAAGGCGTTGTCCGTAGACTCGTACACGCTCAGCGGCTTGGGCGAACCCCACACAGAAAGTGCTGCATAGAGTGACCCAGACTTGGCTGCGCCTGACGTACCCGTGAAGCAAAATGTCATACCGTTTGTGGATGTAAACCGCATCAGCGGGGAGCCAAACGAGATAAACAAGCCGAACGCTTGCATCTCCAACTCAGGGCGGTTTAGTTGATTGATGCAATCTTTCCAAACCTGAAAGTCACCCTTCGGACGCATAAGGCGCGATATGTCACGTATTAGGGGACTGGATGCCGCCCTGCGAGTGACCCCGTTGCCAAGGACTTCGGTCTCACCGATCAAGAACGATTCGTTGCCTTCCGTCCACCCCATCTGGTGACAGATCTTGTCGGCAGCGTTCTGGCTCTGTAGGTAGTGTGCCCATTTCATAATGTAATCCACGATCTTAGGCCATAGGTTCTGGTTCGGCGGTGCGATACCGGCCTTGCCAAGAATGTCTTTCAGGCTATCAACCGACTGCGCTTCGCCCATCGAGATATATTTCTCACGGACTTCGTGAGGCAGTTTGATCCGAACAAGAAATAATTCACCGTCCGACTCACCATACATTCGCTTGATGGGGAAGAATTCATTAGTCGATATCAGCACCGGTTGTGGCTGGATCTTTACTCCATCGTCGTCTTCTTCGGAGGGGGGTAGGTAGTAAACTCCCCCGGCTCGTCCTCGTACATAGGGTAGGATCGCTTTAGGAAATGGCGGAACTTCTTGGGGATTCGCCTCGACCCGAACTGCGACCTCCTCGGTGACTTCCTCTGCCGGGGCTGCAACAAACTTCCTTCCAATGGCAAGTGGGTTGGTGATTCGTCCCTTATGAGGACATCCGTCACATCCACCGGGGTTTCGCTGCGCGAAAATTTCGCAACTATGCGGCTTACCAACTGTTTCATTCGCTTTCCTAAGTGTGGCTTCAGGGCTATATCCGGGGTAATCCTCGGACATCAAGTGGATGGCAGTCTCCCAATCCGTGCAGTGCCGTGCGATGGACAACGCCGAATGCCAGACAGGTTCGGGTAGCGTCTTGGAGTTAATCAGAGCATTCCTGATCTGATTGCACCCGTTGCCGTCCAGACTCATCTCAGCGATGTCTTGGAAGGTAACTTCAAAGTTGTCAAACTTGGCTATCTGCCGGGTATCTTCATCCAATCCCTTCGGCACAAGATCAAGAATTGATCCGGTCGATAACTCCACTTCACCTAAATAATCTTTAAAGGCAGCGAAGTCGTACTGGTTGATCTCGTCTGTCAGGAACTTCGTTGGGTTCGGAGGATCAGTTTTGAAGTTCAGCGTCTCTGGGCAACGCATGATCCGGGTGATGTCAGCCGTCACCACGGGGTCAATCTTCATATGATCCAAGCAGAGTTGCTTAAACTTCTCTGCGTACGCCTTCCACTCTGCAATCGGCACGGCTTCTTCAAACGGCCAATACGCATGAATACCGTTACCCGAGTCAATGACGACCGGCGGGGGAAGTTCCGTAACTTTCAGGAAATGATCTAGGTCTTCGATTGCCTCAGCCTTACTACTGTAATGACCGGGCTTATCAGGCTTGACATCTAAATCAACAAAGAAGGAACGACAAGACACAGCATAGTCGCCCATACGACTATGACCGCTGAAATTACTCAAGGCAATGAATACGTTCTTGCCTTCTGAATTTATCTGCTCAACTAAGTTCTCAACCTCGTCAAGGCTCTCTGCAAACCGGTTGACTACCTTCTTGTCTACAGCAATCTCGGTAACGCAGTAGATGCCATGCGGGGGCAGTACTTTCTCGTAAAATTGTTTTCGCATGAACACCAACCCACTTAGATAAAAAAGGCGGGGCGACAGCCACCCCGCCAACCACGAGTAGCACCTCAAATAGTTCGGCCAAGCATCTCCTCTATGTACGCCTTCGCTTGTTTAAGGTTATGAGCAGGTAACTTCCCTGCGTCCAGATCCTGCCTGACAAGGTGCATGAAAGCCTCGACTAACTTGCGCTTGTCTTCGTACATCATCTGACCCCTAAACCATAAATGCACCGTATTACGGGATACATTCAACGCTTCGGCTACGTATACAACGGGGAGGTTTGCTTCAACACATAGGCGACCAAGTTGTACTCCTAACAGAGTAGCGTCTGCCTGTTGCAGTTGAAGTAGCAACTTGTCGCCATACGTGCGGGGCATTGATTAACCCTTCTTAGACCACTTCTTGATGACATCCGACACATCGCCAGACGGCGCAGCCGGTTCAGCCTTTTTGGTCTCACGAACAACGGGTTCAGCAACAGCCGCCTCATCGACAGGGTTAAACGTAGCACTCGTAGCCGTAGCAACGACCACAGTCTCTTCGCCTTCATCCTGCTGATACACGGTCAACTTAACAGCGTTCTCCGCTGCCTTAGTCTCCTTCTGACGTTGCACGGCCTCAGCATCCTCTTGAGGGACAACGCCAACAGGCGAGAACAACAACTTCGGTACAGGCGACTTAGTGTCGAACTGCATCTTCGTGATTACACGACCTGCCGAAATGTTGTTATTGGCAAGCATCTGAATGTATGGACGGAACGGATACTTACCGCCCTCTTCCTTACCAAAGCAGGAAGTAGCCGGGAGAACCAACTGCATGACATCGCCGTTCGGATCTTGTGGGAGAACCACAGCCGTACGCCACGACAGACGACACGCTGAACCGCTGCCGCCTTGACCAGAACCCTTCACAGAGAACTGACACTTATCACAGGCAGAGGCTTGCGGAGTCTTCACTTCCGGGTCAGGCGTCTTGGAATCAGACGACCAACACACCGGAGAAATCTTTTCGCCTTCCTTGTACGCACCCGTGTAGTAAGTGCGGCTTGGGGCGTGAGCCATCTTCACAAAGATCACATTCATGTGGCGATCTTCGATGGAACCAATCTCCTTACCACCGGCCATCTTGCGGAACACGCCGCCCTTGATAGAGATGCGCTTAGACAGCCCACCGCCACCAGCAACTGCACGGGTATCGTCATCGACCCCGCCTTGGATCTGGGCGAGTTCGCTCTTCAAACTTGCAATGATATCGTTACTCATAAATTCCTCACTTACTGGCTTTACGCACTGAAACACCGTACTCACGCATCACGTTTACTCCCGGCGGTAGTCCGTCCATTGCGGTCTCCGAAAGGAACTGCTTAAAGTTGCTCTGATGGATGCGCCGCTCAAGCAACTGAACTGCTTCGTTATCTAAAACGAACTTGTAGAAATTCTCCCAGTCTTGACAGAAGAAGCGTTCGTTTAACTTCCTCATCACCGTGCCGTGCTTTGTCTTGATGCTATCGGCATTGACTGCGTTACACATCTCAAGCATGACTGCTTCTAACTTAGCCATGTCTTCCTTCAACTTGGCATCCGCTGCCTCATACTCGCGGAGCAACTTATCCCGCTCCGAGCGTATTAACAAATACGCTTCGACATACTGATCTGTATCTGTACTCATACTTCCTCCAACTCCTGCTTGTACAGGTCTACTAACTTTTGATGGTCATCAACTTTGCCTTGGAGCATGGTGTAGATCTTCTTTTCAACTTCCGATCCACGCAGATGCACCACCGACATTTTGTTGACTTGGCCTACTCTCTCAATACGAGCAATGCACTGTAGATACGTCTCTACTGACATTACCGGTGCCCAGAATACAACCGTGTCAGCAGCAGTTAGCGTTACGCCGTGTGATGCAGATTGAGGCTGAATTACTAGGACTCTAGGATCTGTCGCAGTTTGGAACCGGTTGATAACGTCGTGCCGATTCTGGGCTGAAACACTTCCGTTTATTACCTCGTTCGTTATGCCTTCTTTCGTCAGGAATTCCGTAACGATGTCGATAGCATGAAGGAACGGAACAAATACTACAACCTTGTTGGTAGTTTCTTCAAGCACTTCTTTGAGCGCATTTAAACGTGGCGCGATGTCGAACTGCACAACGTCATGCTTGTCGGTGTACACCGCACCTGAAGATATCTGTAGAAGTTTATTAAGAGCCGCTGCCGCATTGACGGCGGAGACTTGCTCTCCGGCTGCTTCTATCAGTAATTGCTTTTTTAACGCATGGTAATACTTAGACGCCTGTGGACTTAGTTGTACGTCTCGGGTTTGGTAAATAATTTCTGGAAGATCTAAACACTCCTTCTTGGTATATCGAACCGCTGGTTGTAGCGCACGGTACACCTCGTCGGTAGCCACGTGTTTCGGAACCCATTTAAATTTGCTGACCTGCACCATGACGCGATCACGCCATGCGGTTGAGAACTTGGGAACGCGCCCCGGACTAACCAATTTAGCTAATCCAAACGCATCGACCGGCGACTGTGCGGCAGGGGTTCCCGTCAACATCCATAGCCATGTGTCTGCCTGAATCAACTTGGCAAGGTTCTTCCATCGCTTTGTGCTAGGACTTTTATAAGCGTTTGCCTCGTCAATCACGATGAGATCGAACTTGGCTTGCTGTAAGTCTTCTAGTACGACCGCTGTGCCGTCATAGTTAATAATCGTAAAGTCAAAGTTCTCATCTAATATTTTCTTACGCTTTGAAGATGAGCCGTGTGCGACACCACACGTTCTGTGCATTGCCGTCTTAAAGATGTCGGCTTGCCATGCTGAATACATAATTGACAACGGGCAGATGACTAGTACTTTCTTGATTACGTTCTGTTTCATCAAGTAGTCAGCAGCCCAGACCACCGCTGATGTCTTGCCTGTCCCGGCCTCGTTAAAGCAGAAGGCTCGTTGACGCAGGGACAGAAACTCTGCCGTGTCGCGTTGGTGATCGAAAGGTTTGTAGAAACCCGGCCAGTCGTAGTCCCTCTGCATGGGCGAGGGGATCTTGGGCACGTTGGGGTTAGGGAGGTAACGATCTAGGTACTCAGCGAGAATCTTCATCTCGCCGTGATCCCAACAGATCAGGACTTCCTTACTGTGCTTGTTGTCTTTGAGGATTTCGCTACGTTCTAGCCGAGATGTGATTTCGGTAGCGAAGTTATTGGATGCGGTTATCTGCACCGCTGCGTTGTCTACTATTTGCATACTGTACCTTTGTTACTAAAGGCCCGTATCGTGGGCTAGACGGCTGACGCCTAGGGGGATTCATCGAGGTAGCGAGTCCCTATCGTCAACTGGCGCGGTTATTGGGGGGAGAAGTGGGTGGGAAACTCCCCTACAGCACACTCACGCCTCGTGCATTATTTCATAGCACCGCTGGAAGTTCTACGGAAAGAACGATTCTTTGACGGTGACTCTAACTTAGTTCCTGTTGCGTTACTGCCACCCTTGGACAATGCTTTTACGTGAGCAATGTCTTTACCTTTTCGGCTAATACCTTTCTTGTCATAGGATCGCCGCGCACGCTGACGCTCCATGCGGTTCTCGTGTTCACCACGCTCAACCTGCTGCTTGTACTCTTTTTTGTAAGGCCGTGCCTTGTTTACGTATGGCATCTCATCGCTCCTTATAAAACTTGCAAGTGCTAACCGGACACCATCCACACAGGCCACCCGGCTTTGCCATCCACATATTGTTTTCATGAGAGATCTGAATAGCACTCAGTACCGGGAGGAAGTTCTCCCACAACTTATTTATGTCAGATCTCGCATATTCCTCAGTCACAAAAACGTTGTGCATCACGAACAACAGACCTGCCTTGATCCGCTCAACCTCGGGGAAGTGAGCAAACGTCATCAAGGCCATCAACTTTAACTGCTTCGGGTCAGGGTATCGGTGACTGCCGGTCTTGTAGTCCACAATGTAAGCATCGGCTCCGTCCACGATCAGTAAGTCAACGATGCCCCGTACCCACCTATCCTCCGAGTCAAACGCGCACGGCTCGTGAGTTTTTGATATTGCCATCTCATGTTCACAATATCGCGAGCCGGCTATCGCGATTAGCGCGTCTAACTGTGGCTTAAAACGTTCATAATTCTTGGCAAGTGGTGTCCCGTCACGGACGTAATCCTCGCAAGCCTTATGAACAGCCGTGCCATAGAGCATCTGCTCCGTGGTTTTCTTAACAAAGTCCTTGGCTACCTTGGTGTGGTAGTACTGCTTCGGACAATTTATGTAGTCTTTAAGACTGCTGAACGACCACTGAATCACTAACAATCCCCATAGGACTCCCCGTACTTGGCCTCGCAAGCAACGGGCAACCCACTAGCCCAACTAGGGGGAGTAGACATTACTTCGGTTATAAACGCAACTGCTTGGTTTAATTCATCTTTTGGTACGACGATTACCGCTGCGTCATGCACCGTTAGGACAGGACGATACCGCTCCCGGATCTTGAGCATCTGCTCACCAACGATAATCCGAGCCAAGGCTTGCACGATGTTCTCAACCATCGCCCCGCCCCATATACTTGTGATGCCCTTGCGAGACTTATAGATATATTTCTTATCGCTGAGTCTGAGATCGGGGTATCGTATAAACATTTTATTTGGGAGTAGCACTCCCGAAGGGGTAGCCCATACACACTTGTTTTTGCCTATCGGGTAAGACTTTAAATTATCAGGCCATGACGATAAGTGCGGTAGCGCACTGTCGCAATCTCGCCATAAGTCCGTGATCATGTGGTTGGAGTCACGGTACAGATTCACGATACGTTTGCATTCGTCTTCAGGCAGGTCAGCCCCCGGAGGCTGCGTCTTCAATGTGTGCTGTAACTTCTTAGCCCCTGTGCCATAGCCCAGTCCAAGGATGCAGGTCTTGCCGACGAACCGCTCGACCGGATCAGCCTTGCTAATGGGCTTCTTGTAGATCTTGGTTGCGAAGATCGAGTACACATCCTCGCCCTTGGCGAACTGTGCGGTGACATCATCCTGTCCAGCCAGCCATGCGAGTACACGCGCCTCAATCTGAGAAGAGTCACAGTTGATAATTACATTGCCTGCGGGGGCCATGATCGACTTCTTCAGCGTTTTCTTTTTCTTATCACGGCTTGGCAGGTTCTGGAAATTAACCGAGTCCGACCCCGCCCAACGCCCTGTGTGCGCCCCGTAATACTTCAACGGGATTGGAACCTTGCCACCGTTCCGCGCACCGATCCCAATAAACCGCTCGATGCGTGACTCCTCGATGGTGGACTTTGTACCCAACCGGACAGAGCAGAGTTGCTGAATCAGCGGGTCTTCGTGTTCTAAGAGTTCAATAAACCCTTCGTCGTTTTTAGCAAGTGCAAACGTTTCCTTACCGGTTGTTGGACTAATCTTCATCGGCACAGGGATGCCGAGTTCCTTCAGGATGGCAGCGAATTGCGGGTTGCTTGCTAACTTCGCCCGAACCTCTTCCTCACTCCCAACGTCTAGTACCCCTTTCAATCCCGCCAAGAGTTCGTTCTTCTCCTGCTTGATCTCTTCAAGTCGCTCAACCAGCAACGCATCGTCCACCGTCAGGGTCGGGATGGTGTACATCCGCAAGGTCATGTCGATCAGATCGAGTTCTTCTTGCGGGAAGTAATCCTCGATAAAAAGGTTGAACAACTTGTAAGTAAGATTGACATCGTTAATGCAATAATCCCCATAACGATGCAGATCAGCAGGAGCAAAGTCTTGCCGACGCTTCCCAAGGGCATCGACGACTTCCGTACCTTTCTCACCTAAGTTATACCTCTTAACCAGATTCGCCAGAGATCCGCTTACATCAACGCCATGCTTAGCCCGAGCCATGCACAGGGTGTCGAAGTAGTAGGCAGGAACAATGTCGAAAATGAAGGAGAGAATCCCCCCATCAAACTGCGTGTTGTGGCACAGCAGGGCTGACGTACCCCAATCAACTTGATTCAGCCACGCTTTGATTTCATCCTTGGTTCCGCTAAACCACTGCGTCTCGTCATCGTCAATCTTCATCGCTACACCGACGACTTCAAACAACGGACTACGGATGTATTCTTCCGTGGTCATGCGACTAAGACTGAACTGATGCGAATAGTACGTCTCAAAGTCGAGTGTTACGAATGACATATTTCCACCCTTTTGCTGTCTCTACGAACCCTATTGCCGCCAACGCCTCGACTGAGCGGCACTCGCCAAATCTGTACTTGTGCGACCGGAACGACTCCGGACTAACGAATTTCCGCTTGCACTCCGTACACCTTCTTTCTTTTACGACGACTGACATCTTTCAACCTCGCTACCTCTCGACGTAAATAAATAATCTCATCCCGACACGCCCACAGTACACTGCCAACCGTCAAGAACTTCATCTCTGTTGTCGTCGATGCGTCGTTGATGTTGGCAGGTAGTGCCTGAATCAGATCAAGAATATCATCTTCGATTTCCACGTAAATACTCCAATTCATTCCTCAAAGTAAGAAGCTCTAATGAAAGGACTGTAGCCTCGTCTGACAGTCCCGCTCTCCGTATGTTCTGTAAGGATCGTTCGACTAGGGATTGCTGACTCTGGCCATATCCCCAAGGGGCGGCGTTCAACTCGTCTTTCCACGATCCGGGTGGGGATATATTGTCTACCACCGTTTTCAATTTCGATTCTGTAGTCATACTCTTTTATCCCACGATGAACTGCTGATGCCATATGGTGGTGCTTTATGCCCCACGCTTTCTCTAGGTCTTTGTAACGCACTCTGTCATGGTTCTCTCTAGCCTCTCGTTTGCGCTCCATCAAGATTTTGTATTGCTCAAACGAAAGCACCAAGTTAAACCTAGACGGTTTTTTATACCCATTCTCCATCTAATCAAAACTCCACCCATCCCGTGATGATGTACTTGTCACCTTTCAACGGGGGATTGCCGCGATGGGTATGCGTGAACCCGGCTGGCCATAGAAGCAAACGTCCGGTCTTGGGCTGAACTCGTTTGCTCAAATACAAAAATTCCGTCTCACCACCGTCATCGACGTCATTTAAGTAAAGGGTGAACACCAACACTCGGCTACGCTGCATTCTGGCGG